AATAAATCCTTCATAGTTCCATTCCATTGGGATAAAAAGAGAATATAAACCAGATTTTGTTTGTCCATTCTTATTTCTTGAGGTAACGTCTGAAGCATTGTATAGTTTTTTAAAATTTCCCCCACCTTTATCTAAGGCATTTGAAGTTGATCCCATCATACACTTTCCTACTATTCTACTACCTAGTCTTAAACAAGTTTTTGTAACCCTCCAGTTGTTTAATATATTATCTGGCCTTTCCCACTTACCACTTTCATCATGAACCAGTAAGTTTAGTTTTTCACCATCATAACTATTGTCCCCTGTGTTCTTCCAATCTATAGTTGTATCTAGACCTTTTATTTCTTCAAGTTGCTCGTTCGCTGTGATCTTTTTTCTAGTAAACTTACTAGCGGGTACACGATAAGCAAGCTCGGATTTTGGACGATCCATACCATCTTGTACAGGTTTAAAAAAGAACGGGTAGTTAATTGATATAGGAACAACTTTATCTGTAAACATTTTCTTTGCATCTGATCCTGACTTTGATAGTATACCATATCTACTATCACTCGATATAGTGGCTAAGTTAACTGTTTCTGCTGATGACATGAAAGAAAATCCAGATCTACGGTTTTTAAGGTAGCATATACCGTAACATCTTTTGTCTGCTTTACAAGCTTCCCAGAATATATAAAATAATCTATTTGCCTCCCTAAAGTCTGGAGCTCCAACGTCAATCTTACTCCATTGTAAATACATATAGTGCGTACCAGTTATCCAGGTTGGTTTACCATTATTCGTGAACCAGAATCCCTCCTCTCGTCGTTTAAATTCTTCGTCTATGTAATCGTACCATTTTTCTTTATTGTTTTCCGGATAACTCCTCCAATCGAATATGTTCTTTATCCTCTCGAGCTCTTTAGGATACTCCTGTTTAACCCATTTGTTTTTCGGATGCTTATATATCTCTTTAGGTGGTTTTGGTAGCGCTATGACTAAATCTTGTATTTCTATGATTTCACCTATAACTCCATTGTGAGATAGCACAATTAAATCGTGCTCTTTGTTGTAACCATACTTCCATTTCTTACCTCTATTCATTCTGGTAATAGTGGTCTTCTTTATAGGCTCAACCGTGCTAACTAAACTTTGACTGTACATTACTTAGATCTACCTTCTGCGAATCCCTTAAAGACTTTTTTCTCTGTCTCTTCAGGTGCCTTGCCCTCAAGTAGACTTTCTTCCTTTTGTATTCTGTTAAGTATTTCGAATGCGTCAAATATTGCTAGTTTTTTAGTAGCTGCAGCGTTCTTTAGTCTATCTGCTGATATATCTTCTTTAGAATCTACAATTGCTTCTTTAGCAACTTTAATCAGTTCTTCAACAGCTACTTGCCCAGCTAGGATTATATTCCTCTTCGTTTCCTTGGTATTCATATTTAATTGTAATAAATTTATTCATGACCCTATATAAACGCTTACCGTTTATTATAAACTCATATTCTGAGAACGGCGTAAAACCAACTAAGTCTCCTTTTTCAAAACTACCGTCTGTGTGTTTCACTATACCAATACAAGACTGTTCTTTGTCAACTCCTAAAAAAACTTTATCTTTTATAGGTTGCACGAAAGAATATCCTTTTATTGGCTTCCACTTTTCGTTTGTTTTATATAAAAATATTTGATCTTCTTTTACGAGATATGTATTTTCATTAAAAAAACTTCTACTATTTTTTTCTCTACCCTTGACGTCGTGCCAACGTCTAAAAACGTTATGATGAACCACGACTGTATCTCCAGGTTTTATATCTGTTTTAAAAGCTGTAGGAACAGACTTAACAATAGCCTCTCTATTTACAAACTCGTGGTTGTAAACCTCAGTGTTGAGGATAAGTTCTTTATCCCCAACCTTTGTGGTATTGTTGTATCTATTTCCTTTTGGCTCTATAACAAAGTCAAAAGGCGCTTTCATTAGTATTCTAGGTTATACTCTACAGAAACAGCCATGTTCTTGTTAAAGTCTTTCCACGGTAACACATCTTTGTTTTTTTTAATATAAATAGAGTATTTTTCTTTTTCCTCTATTATATCACAAATAGTATGCCCACCATATACTTCTTGACCAACAGCGTAATGCATAGCGTCGTTCTTGTAGTCTTTACCTATAGTGATCTTTCTAATTAGTTTGCTCATCGTAGTTTATTTCCCCTGTGTGAATATTGATATTAACAGTACCATACTCTTTACTAAGTTCTTCTTGGAAAGAACCTAAGTTGTTTTGAAGTGAAGCAACTTGGTTTAACAAACCATACTTTCTAGTTTCTAAGCCACCAATCTCTAATTGACCTCTGTTTAGATTATTGATAATCTCTTGCATTTTACTTAAATGCTCGTTGCTAATTTTTGTAGGTTTTTCACCGTTTAATTCTTTGATTTTTTTTACTGTGTTCTTTGCCATTTTATTTAATTTAAGTTAATTTAATTTGTTTTATTTTTCAAATCCTAATACTAATGTAATAGGATGAAAGTTGTATACATAATCATCGTCTGCTAACGTGCCTGCTGTAAAATTTGATGTTAATTCTAAATCAGTAGCATCCGTAACACTAGACACAGTACCTATCACAGCGTCATCAAACGCATACAAAACGTCACCGGCTGCAAAATGCTCTCTGATATCCATACTACTACCGTCTGTTGCTATAGTAGTCCCCGCAACCGACACGTCCATATTACTACTTGAATCATTAAGTCTAATTATAGTTCTAAAATCAAAAGTGCCCTTAGCTACAATACCTATGTACACAGTATCATATCCTACATTATCTCCACTTGTTGTAATTCCTTCTAATATCAAAGGTACAGTAGCAGCTTCTGTATCACCCTGTGATGATGTTGTTGCTATCGCTGTACTCTGAAGGGCGGCAGAACCGTAGTTACCAGTTTCAAATTCTATCAATCCAATTATATCAGGATTTGGATTATGAGCTGCTACTTCATTGGCTGCTCCTAAAGAAACAGTATTTGTTTTTGAAAATACAATATCAGCAGCGATATTATTATCTGTTGGAGTCGCATCTCCTTTCGGCCTTACTAACATAGTTATAGATCTTAAACAAGCCGAACCTCTTGGAATTTGTATTGCTTGCCAATCAGCGACAACGTCACCAGCGCCAATTACAGCGGCATGCTGTGCGGAAGCTGCTACTTCTATTTTCTTTGTTACTGTGAAAAATTTTCCCATTTTATTTCTTTTTTGTTTTTTCTAATGATCTACCGCCAAAATAAGCGCCGATCACTGTTATTAATACTAATTGTAATAGATCTGTCCATTTAGCCTCTACGTTAAATGATAATACACCTGCGTCAATAAACATCAGTAACACTGTGCTTACTACTAAGAATATAAGAACCATAGGTCTTACGTTTTTAGACATCCATGAATCTGAAGCCATATCTGACTTCCATCTATCTGTTATTGTTTTCTCCATCTCTACTTCGTAGTTGGATACTAACTCTTTAATTTTTCTTTCAGCTTCAAGCTTTTCTTCCTTAGAAGTAGTTAAGTTGTCTACAACTCCACCTATACTACCTATTAAGTCACTAGCTCCACTTGAGAATATTTTTGTTAATATACTCATTATTGTCCAACGCCGCCTGGGTTCATACTTGGGACTACATCTTCAGGACGAACTGGCTGCTCACCACCTTCACCCGCTACACCCGTTACTTTATAGTAACCGTCTTCTGTTTGTTCAAATGAGAAATCAAGATCACTAACCATACCATCAGTAAAGTTTTTAGCTATAACTCCATCCGGGTCTTCAATAAATATTTGATCACCATCTAAAGCTTGGTAGTAAAAATTACCCTCGTCTTCACCTTCACCTTTTATTATATCTTGACCTGCTATCGTTTTTGGACCCTCTTCTTGTTTCATTGGAGATTGCATCACCATTGGCGTTTGTACTGGAACCGCGGCCATAGGGTTTGGTTCAGGAACACCACTTCTCGCCATGTTAGCAAACGATCCATTTGCTTGACCACCACCACCAAACATAGCGCCAGCACCACCTCCACCTTGGAACCCAAATGGATCTGTCATACCTTGCGCCATTTGACTGTTAGGGGCTAAAGCTCTTATACCAGCACCTAGAGGTCCACCTGATAAAGGGTTCATAAATCCTAACGCTTTTTTTATCATGTTTTTATTAGGACTACTTCCTGGTGTTGCTATTTGAAAAGGTGAAGATCCAGCTCTACCGTCTGTTAAGCCAGAGTCTGCCAAAGCTTCTATTCCTGGAATGTTGTTTTTATTTTTCCAGTACTCCATGTTTTTTACTGCTTTATTTTCCATATTGTTTTTTTAATTGTTTAACGGCTGCGTCACCTTCTTTGTAAGCTGTTTTTTCCCAAGGAAAATCTTTATAACCTTCCTCTACCCACTTACCGTTGTATTTTATTTTACCATCTTTACGCTCATACTTTTTACCTTTATATTCTACATGATCATCTGAGTATCCTAATATACCTTCCTCCATGTCTTTCATGTGTTTTCCTTCGTGCGCTACAACCTCAGCTTCTTCCATACTACCATCTTCTATGTTTTCATCTACAAAAATAGTTCCATCGTTATTAGCCTCGCCAGCTATACCGTCTTCTAATTCTACTTTAATAACCTCGAACTCACTTTCAATCATAGGTTTTTTACCAAACAATGATTCTGTTGAAGGATTCATTTTAAATTTTTTTAAAGGTCTACCTTCGGCATCTGTAAAAGGCTTACTAGGATATTGATCATGATACTCTTCATGCTCTGTGTCTGTCTTAAACTCGTTGTGAGGTTTTTCTTCTTCACTAACAACCTTACCTTTATTTATGTTGACTTTATAACCCATGTGCTTGAACGGATTATTCATTTTAAATGCCATATTATCTGTCTTTGTCTTTTATCATATCGTCTATAGATTTATTGAAAACCTTATCTGTATATGTTTTATTATTATAAAATACACTTCTCTCTGATGTAGGTAAATCTTCTTCACCTAACAATACTCTGTATATCCTAGATATTAATTGTGAGCATCGAAATGACGTTTTAAATACTGAGTACTTTATTGTCGTTCTGTTTCTATGTCTCCAGGTTTCTATCCAACCTGCTTTTTTAAGTTTCACCCAACGATTATTATCCCAACTCATTGTGTAGGTACCATCCTTAAAACCTTGTCTTGTAAATCTTCCTTTACAATCTAAATAAATTAATAGTTCTAAATCTGCATCTGTTAACCCGTAAGTCTTACAGGCCCACTTTCGTGTGAGCCTGTAGTACTTAAGGATATTTAATTCACGCAAATCTTGCGCGGTTAGTCTCAATTGCTATTAACTAAGAGCAGAAGATACTATTATAGTTCCAACAGTTGCAGTTCCATCTATAACACCACCTGCTCTAGCTTCAAATAAAGCTTTTCCAGCAGCAGTTTTAGCTTCAGGACAGAAGTCAAATATTCCTTTTGAGTTACCAGCTGGTCCAGCAAGCGTTGCACAATTTTCAATAAGTAAATTCATCATACCTGTAGCATTTACTAGTTTTGCACCCGCATTTGCGCCATCAAATGTCCATGTAAGTATTGAATTTGCAGAGCCTGCTTCAAAAGTACACACACATGTAGCACCAACCACGTTCACCTCAACTAGTTTACTTGCGTCAAGAACAATTTCTGAATTTATAACGAAGTCATCACCCGTTATTAGTGGAAATTTAATTAAGTTCATAATTTTTTTGTTTTTTTGTTTTTGTTAATAATTAATTTTGTTTGTTTGTTTTAAGTTTTGGGGTTTTGGGTTTCAGGTTTGGGTTAATCTATTAATACGACGTCTTGTTGTTTTATAACGTGGTAAAATTTATCTTTATGCTGTATTCCGTGTCCAGCGTGTTTATCGTAGTGTATTATATCGTCTTCTTTAATTCCCTCAACGATATTACCAACAGATATAACTTTAGCTTTTAAATACCTATTGTCTTCATCTGTCTGTTCTGTAAGGATTAAACCACCTACTACTGTAGGTTCGTCCTTTATTCTCTCTATAACGAGGTAATGGTTAACTGCTTTCATTTGTCCTCATATTAGATATCACACAATTTGCGGAGATTATAGTGGAAACGACGGAGATTGCGTTCTTTAATGCTGATTTTGTTACGAGAAGAGGATCAATAACCCCATGGCTAACC